TTGAGGGCAAGCGTCATAAAGCCTATCAAGATCAAAGAGGGAACTGGACAATTGGGGTGGGACACCTAATTCGCCAGCAAGACCGCTATATGCTCCATAGAGAGCTTTCTGAGGATGAGGTAAGGGGGTTACTACACCAAGACCTTAAAAAGTGCTCAGATGCCCTAGAATCGGCTATAAAGGTCATGGTCAACAGAACCCAAGCTGACGCACTGCACAGTCTATGCCATAACATTGGTCCAGATCGTATGATGCGTTCAGATGTGGTGTATTACTTAAACCAAGGTGACAATCAAAAGGCGGCTAACGCCTTTATGAACTGGACAAACCCTGGCTTAAAGAAACGCAGACAGGCGGAGCGAGCCTTGTTTTTAGCTAACGAATAGGGGCGTAAATAGCCCCATTTTTGCATAAGTAGTATTAGGAGTCTTTAAGGAAAACATATGAGCGATTACAAACAAAACACCAAAATGAAGTCTGACATCCCTTGTTTCAAGGAAGGTGGATCAGTCTATAAGTCACGCCATTCTGAGAAGAAGGAAGAGTCTTCTGATATTGCTCAAGACAAAAAGATCATTAAGCGTGCTTTTGCTATGCACGATGAGCAATCCCACGAAAACGAGAAAACCAACCTTTCCAAATTGCGTAAAGGCGGTCGTGCTAAAAAGTGCGGTGGTGGTTCAGTAAGCCGTTACAAAGCTGGCGGTGCTGTAGAAAATGCTTACGGTGCTAAAAAGACTGATAAAGACATTACTGACATTGCAAATGCTAAGCGTCAAAAACCTAAGAAACTTTGCATGGGTGGAAACATCTAATGCCATACAAATCAGAAGCTCAAAAGGGTGCCATGGGTGCTGCAGCAGCTGGTAAAAGCACTTTGGGTATCCCTAAAAAAGTAGGTAAAGAGTTTATGAAAGCTGGTCCAGCGTCTAAGAATTTACCTAAAAAAGTAATGAAGCGTGCATCTGGCAGAGGTCGTTAAACAATGGCATATAGTGGCACATACAATCAGACTAAGGTCAATGTTGACCAGTTAATTTCCTATGCGTATCGTGACGCAGGGAAAACCTCGGAAGAGATGACACCAGAGTATGTGCAAGCTGGTAAGCAAGCCCTTTTCTACATTCTCCAAAACTCAGCCAACCGTGGTATTAATATTTGGTTGCAAGAGGTTGTTGTACTTGGTGCACAGACAAACCAGCAAGTTCTCCCAATGCCAGCTAATTGCGTGGATGTATTGGAAGCTAACTGGATCTACATCACAAACCCAACATACTCTGGAACTCTTCCAGCAAGTAACCCTAATGTTTCTTTGTTGTTTGATCAAACAGCAAACGCAGATTTAAACGAGCACGTAGATACTACTCTACTTGCTAATTACTTTGGTGCGTCTTACTCACAGGCGACGAGGTTATACTATGTTGGCTTTAATGCTTATGCTCCTAGCGGCAGTGTTACTTATGATCTTGATTTTCAAGTAAGTGATGACGGCATAACATGGACTACTTGGGAATCATTCCCAACTGTAACTCTTGCTGATCGTCAATGGCAATACTACGGCATCAACACCACTCAGGCGTTTAACTACTACCGCCTAAACAATCGCACCACTGGCGCTACAATGTCAATGCGTGCTATTCAGTTTGCACAATCACAACAAGTAATTCCTATGGCTCGTCTGAACCGTACGGATTACTTCTCCTTGCCTAACAAGCAATTCCCAAGCCAACGTTCATTACAGTACTGGTTCAATCGTCAGATCGACCCAGAGATGTACCTATGGCCAGTACCAAACAACAACTTCCAAGCGTTCTCTATGATCTTGGAATGTCAGCCACAAGACGTTGGTTCGTTGACTAACGAATTGTACATGCCAGATCGTGCTCTCAATTACTTCCAAGCGGCTTTATCACACAGATTAGCTATGCAGTTTCCAGATGTTGATATGACACGGATTGGGTATTTAGAACAACGAGCATTAGCTGCACGTCAAGAATTTGAAGATGAAGATCGTGATAAGTCACCGATCTACTTCCAACCTAACATTTCCTACTACACACGATGAGCGTTATTCAAACTTACGATTCGCTGGTGTTAAATGTCCAGCAATACATGGAGCGTAGTGATGCTGACTTCATTGCGCAAATTCCAAACTTAATTGCTTTGGCAGAGTCGTCTATTGCTGCAGAATTAAAAACCTATTTGCAACTAATTGTTGTGGAAACCTCTTTAGCCACTGGTCAAACAGTGCTTAACAAACCTGCTCGTTGGCGCAAAACAGTTAGTATGAAAACCAATGGTAAGCCTGTGTTGTTGCGTGGTCAAGATTATGTTGCACAATACTTATCTGAATCTGACCCAGCGTTACCAAAGTACTACGCTGATTATGATTACAACAACTGGAACTTTGCTCCAACACCAGACCAAGAGTACCCAGTTGAAATTATTTACTATGCTGAAATTCAGCCTTTGGATGCCAGCAATCAACAAAATCTGTGGACTGCTATTGCACCTCAAGCTATGTTGTACGGCACTTTACTACAAGCTCAAGGTTATTTAAAAGCTTTAGATAAATTGCCAGTTTGGAAAAGCTACTACACAGATGCTATTGCTGCACTTAAGAAAGAAGATAACAGTCGCCGTATTGATCGAAACGTTACGGTTCAGGAACCCTAATATATGCCAACACCAGTCTACACATCGCCCTTTACAGGTACTGTTGTCACACCAACAGACGTATCCTACTATGCGCTTTCTTTTAGCTCAAATCAAACTCTTTACTGGCCTGCGACTGTAAATGGATCACAAATACCTGCTGCTCGTATTATCGATTGCGTTGCTTCTAGCAGTGGTTTGTCTATTGCTTTGCCGGCTGGGGATCAAGGTACCGTTGGTGCGGACATTCTTTTCCGCAATTTGGGTGGACAAGCTTTTACTATTACTGACGTTAATGGCGGCTCTTCTTTCACTGTTCCTGTAGGTATCTCCAAGTATGTTTACTTATCAGACAATACCACTGAAGCGGGTACATGGCAAAATGTAACGTTTGCTGCTGGCACTTCTGTAGCCGATGCAGCCACACTTCAAGGTGCTGGCTTAACTACAGTAGCTGGTAAATTAGCTACAACTGAAAACATTGTTAATGTAACAACATCCCCTGTTATCAATGACGCAAGTCGTGCATCTACATTCGTGTGGAACGGTGGTGCTGGTACATTTACACTACCAAGCACTTTCGGATTATCCACTGGTTGGTATGTTGGTTTTAGAAACTCAGGTACTGGTACTCTTACAGTTTCTCCAACATCACCAGCGTTAATCAACGGTCAAGGAAACATCCAAGTAAATCCAGGTGATTCTGGCTTTATTTTCTATGACGTTTCTACATTGAGCTTTGTGACTGTTGGTTTGGTTAGCTAATGCGCCATTCCAGTCGTAAAGATCTTGTGTGCCGTAGCTTGTTAAGTCTACATTGTTGTTGGAAATATAACCATTTGATCCGTATACAAAGATAAACGGATACAATGAACAAACACCACCATCAACAGAAATAGGCTGGTAAGTAGGGTTTTGACCAGAGCTATCAGACAACCCAGTGAAGTACCAATCGTTGTCATTATCTGGAGCAATATTACCAATTAATACTTGGGTCTTTTCACCGTTGTCAAGGTTAGTTAAATTTAAACCAGGGTGTGCCAGCACATTTAATGTATCACCTAACGGGCTGTACTGAGCATCAAATTGCCACAGAATACGAAATGGCCCATCTGCTGGATCTGGAGTAAACACAGCATCATCCACCAACCAAACATCTGTCGGTGTTTCAGTAAACGTTGCGGTTAAAACAACAGTGGTGTTTGGGGTTGCAAACGAGGAAGACAGCACAGTATATTCGGTTGCTGTTGTAGTTTGCTCAAGAATAACTTTAGTGCCAGCTGTGAATAGGGCAGTAACATCACCCTCTACAACAAAGTTAGGTGACGCATAAGATACCAAGGGAACCTTAACAGTTCCAGGTAAAATATTGGTAACAAACGGACCGGAGCCTTGGCTATAGGACAGTCCTGTTGTAAAGACATCAATGCCAAAAGCGTTACCAGCAAAAATATAGTTCACACCAGCGGATGGTTGAGCAACCATGCCACGGTAGATACCAGTTAGGCTATTAAAGATAGAGCGGTAACCACCAATCTTTTTAGGATCGCCACGCTGGAAACGGCACCATGTTCCATCAGTATATTCAATTACTTGAAAGATAGTACCGTCACGCTTAATCCCAGGATTTACAACTAATGAAAAAATCTGAGTATATTGCGTGGTGTCCTGAGCAATATTATCAGCTGCCATTAGAATGTTCCGCCGCTAATCAGTTGCGCATTAAGAGTTGCGTTTACTGTAACTAAAGGCTGTAATGTGTTTGAGCCATCAACTTCAATTAGTTCATCACCGTTTGCTGTAATACCTAATACGCCGCTACCTACTAAATACAAACCTGTCGTAGTGTCGTTGTTAAATGAGAATGATGGTGCTGCAGCAGAACCATCCGCTGCATAGAATAAACCTGATGAGCTCTGTGTTAATGAGTAAAGGTTTGTGCCGTCACTCAATACTGTAGCAACCGCACCGGTTGACAATGTCAATGGTGGTTGTGAGCTTCCAGTGATCTGGAATGTAATGTCGTATCCAGTCTCGCCAGTGTTGTTTACTAGCACATAGATTTGAGTAATCGCTGGGAGGGTTACGGCTAATGTGGCTGTTCTTGTACCAGATTGCGCAATGTATGTTTGAATAATTGCTGCGTAAGATACAAGGCTTAATGTGTTACCAACAATGGCATCAACGTCGAATGTTTCAGCAGTAAATGCTGAAGTCGCTGGCGCTGTTAAACCAACAGTAACAAACCCTAATGTAGATACATCATAGAAAATAAAACCAGAGTCGCCTGGGTTTACTTGAATGTTGCCTTGGCCATTAATTAAAGCTGGAGATGTTGGAGAGATTGTAAGAGTACCAGTGCCTGAGTTTCTAAAACCAATATACCAACCGGTTGATAACCCAAACGTGCTTGGGAGTGTAAATGATCCTGCACCACCGTTCCATACAAAAGTAGCAGCGCGGCTGGCATCATTAATAAATGGAGTAGACGTTACGTTAACTAAGTTTTGTGTAGTTGCTAATGTGCCGCTAACAGTAGTTAATCCAAGTCCTTGAAGTGTAGC